TGCTTATCGTCCTGACTCGCTCGGAGACAGGCCAAGCCCTGAGGAGTTTAGACACCTGTCTCATCTTGAGGACACCAATGCGCGTAGAGCGGTGCGGCTTGCCATTAATACCTGTCTCTACCTGACATCGCCAAAGAACCCGGTTGCGGTGGACAAGCGAAACAAGCAGCAAAACGACCTCGTAAACAAGCTATGCGAAAACGAGCCCAAGACAGAGCGAGAGGCCAAGAAGCTGGCGACAAAGGTAAGCAAGTTTAAGCAGGTCTACCTTACGAGGCTTGGGCCTGACATCGAGAAAGAGGGCAAGAAAAGCCCCGACAAGAAAACACCCGGCACATGGGTCATGGCGCACTGGTCCCTATACTGGACCGGCAAGGGTCGCCAGATTCCCAGAATGGTATTCAAGAAGCCTTACTTCAGAGGCAACCTAGAAGATAAAGACTCAGGAAAGAACTATGACGTGAGGAGCGAAAGAATATGAGAGGCAGAATGACACGAAGCGTTAAAACAATAACTCATCCTGAGTACGGGGATGTCGAGTGGGTCGACACCAACGATTCGGGTACTCGGATTCAGATTAGATACTGGAGCCCGTCAGATGGCGGGTTTGTTAAGCAATGGGTTGACTGGACCCTACCAAAGAAAGAGGTAAGTAATGTTTGAACCAGATGACGGTAAAGCGGGCAGAATGTGGAGACACAAGCTTGTGGATACTTTTGCAAAACATCTCGAACATCAAATGGACCATATGCATAATGACTGGATAAGGAGTGAACCCAGCGACAATGATGCAGTGAAAATGGCGGCGCTTTGTGTGATTGCCATTAGTCAAATCGAGATTGCAACCAAGATAACTTCAATAGAAAAAACTCTTATGGACTTTAAAGAAAAAGGTAACCAACCAAAGAAAGAGAGCTAACCATGACGCAATACAGAGTATGCAGTAAATGCGGGACACACGGACACAACAAAAGAACATGCCCTTATTCTCAAAAAGAGATTGAAGAGCTAAAGCAGCGGCGAGCAGTGCACCGCGCCGCTGTCCATGAGGGACGTGTCAGGAAAAAAATAGACCAATCTAATGCCCTGGTGAGCCTTATGGAGCGGGTTGTTTCATCTCTCGACTTTAATGGCGAGGTTGAATTTTATGCAGAAGGCTTGATTTTTATGCAGGTTGACGGCGAGGAGTATTGCGGCGCGGATGCTGTCCACGTCCTTATGGGGATGATGCTCCAGAATAAACAAGATAAGTCTAATTGACTGACAGGCTTCTCGCCTATACTTTTATATTTCAATTTTAATGTGGGGCGCTGCGCGGCGCTGGGGAAAATTATGAATGAGCTAACCCGCTATGTATCAGATAGCTTGAGCGAGCTTACACCTTCATCCGGGAGTGACCCGGTACTGGCTAGGCTTTTGATTGAGGTTTTAGAACGCAAGGGAGAAGGCTTTAAAACCGTCAGCACTGACGGAAGCTTTTATCTTTTCACGGGGATTCACTGGGAGCGTGTAACGCACGAGGTTCTCAAGAGCATGGCATTGGAGCTGGATGGGCTATGGCTACCGGGGGAAAAACCTAAGCGCCTTATGGTCAATCTGAAGAAGGCTGAATCCATAGCTAGGACCATGCTCCTGATTCATGAGATTCGAAAAGAGAAACTCTTCGAGGATGCCCCTGCTGGGGTAGCCGCTGCGGATGGGTTCTGGACGATTGACGAGTTTGGTGCTGGGATGTTTGAGCATTCGCCGGACAATCTTTGCACTTGGTCCTACGATTTTGAGATTAACCCGCAGGTCAAGCCGGTTAAGTGGCTTCAGTTTCTCGATTCTCTTTGGAGGGATGATGACGATAAGCAGTCCAAGATTGACGCAGCGCAGGAGTGGCTAGGTGCCTGCTTGATTGGCAAGGCTACCGATTACAGTCGCGCTCTCTTGTGCCTCGGTTCAGGTGGGAACGGGAAGAGCTTATTCATGAAGTGCGCCGAGCTTCTCTTTAATATCGAGCAGGTCACAAGCGCGAGCCCAAAGCGATGGGACCATGAGTATTATGTCAGCACCTTGATAAACTCCCGTTTAAATGTTTGCGCCGAGCTGCCAGAATATAAAGCACTGGAAGCCAGTGACATGTTTAAGAGCGTCATCTCTGGCGACAGGTTGAGCGCACGACAACCACATTGTCCGGTCTACACTTTTATACCCCGGTGCGGCCACCTGTTTAGCGCCAACTCTTTGCCCTCAATCGGCTCGGGTGACTATTCGGATGGGTTCTTTCGTCGCTTCTTGGTCCTCTCCTTTAACCGTAGCTTCACAAATGACTATGCACTGGAGCGCCGCAGTCAGTCCGACATCATTGAGGAGATAGAAGCTGAGCGTCCCGCGATAGTACACTGGGCACTCGAAGGCGCTTCCAGGTTGCTTCGACGTGGTGAGTACACGCTTCCTCATTCCCATAGTGCGACAATTGTGCAATGGCACGAGGATTCTGACCCGGTTAAGGATTTTGTAAAAGCGTGCTGCACTGGGGGCGAGAGTCGGCTGGCTGATTTGTATGATGCCTTTAAAGAGTACTGCCTATCTACAGGCAGGAGGCACGGGAGCAGCAAGGCGATGGCTAAGAGGTTGCGCCTTCATGGGCACAATTCAAAACTGAAAACAGCCGGTACGGTGTTTGATATTCAAACCAAGCTCCGCGCCGACTGGTCAGATTGTAATTCTTCAGGCTTCTAATTCATCAAGCCAAGCCTCTGGTGGAATGCCGCAGGCTTTCTTGAACTTCACAGCGAGTTCGAGGCTTGGCTTATACTTTCCGCTCATTACCCTCGATGCGTGCTCTGGCGATATGTCCACCATATAACTAATCTCATTTTGATTCTTGTCGTTCTTCTTCATGAACTGGCGGAGTTTCTTCACGCCTTTGTTCGGTATCGCTTTCGTCATATCCTAGCTCCTTAATAAGTTTCTGCGCTTCTTCAAAACCGTTGCAAACCTCTGCAACCCAACCGGCACGCCTCAAGCCCTCAAGCCATTCCTTTTGTGCGGCACTTACTCTGCCGCCTTTTTGACGCTTGAGTTCAATCGCACAACCGGAACGGTGTAATTCTTCTTTGTCCGAGATGACCGAACACTGATTGAAGATGAGCACGTCGGGAACGCCTGACTTAAGACCTTCTGCCCTGAGCCTAGCCCCTTTGATTTGTGCGCCCTTTCCTCTTCCGCCGTGTCCTTCGTTGGGAACGTGGCACCAGAGCAACCCGAGGCTGTCGAGGTATTTGGCAAGCCTAACTTGCTCATCTCGCTCGGTTGGGATGTCGGACTTTGCTCGTCGTTTCTTTTTCGGACCCGCACCATCCCAGGCTTCTTGTAGACTGTTTTTGTTTTTTTCGCTTCTTGCATAAAAGTTACCTATCGCCTTCATAATCCTATCACGGTGTGCGTCGGACATTGACACCCCCATCAATCAAGTGGTAAGTTGTTTATGTCCTTCAGTGCCACTCTCGGCGCGGTTGGGTTAGCTCGAAGGGGCCAAGGCGTTAAAACCTTGGCCCCTTTTTCTGATGGCTCGTTTATCTCGTCAGCTTTAGCCTATCTCGGCGCAGAGGTCAACGTCTTGACCCTTTACGTCCAAATAATCGCGTGCAAGTTCTACGAAAAGGGCACCAATCTCAGCCTGTACCTTGGTGTTGTTGTCGTCATTGTTGCCGACCAACCCTAGAATTTTTTTCATGACGGGAGCAAGGTCGTCATTGTCCCAGATGTGTGTAGACACGTCGCAAATGTCATACTCCTCTGGCTTACTTGGGTCACCGATAAGGCGCTCGAATAACTGGTCATCATCGACGTTGTATTCCGGGCAATCTTCGCACGGTGGACTGAAGTCTCCTGGGCCTTTTGTTTTTGAATAGTTGATGTGCTTTGCAAACATGGTTAGCTCCTTTTAAAAATAAATCAATTATATGTTTGACGTTAGCATCATTATGATGTTACCGTCAACAACATAAGCTAACCGGAAGGATTTTTTATGGAAAGAATTTTTGAAGAACTACCCCGCGAGGAATGCATGGGCAGCACCGACGTTAATGCTGCCGCAGGCACTAATCGGTATAAGGGGCCTAACAAGCTTTTCCTTGCAAAGACAGGGCAGCCGCAGAAGTCTAACGCCTACATGGAGCTGAGCCTGCTTACCGAGGATGCTCTGCGCAAAATTACGGAAGTAAAGCTTGCGGCATCCGGCATCGATGTCTGCCTCAAGGAGGGTAAGACTTTTTTCTGGCGAGAAGATGGCGTTAATTTTAGGACAACCCCGGACGGACTTGCCTACGCATCAAAGCGGCACCGAAAGATTCTGTACGCGGTTGAAATGAAAAACTCGTTTAACTCGCCGCGCTCGGGCTACGGGGAAGAGTGGAGCGAGGATGTACGAGAAGACTATTATGACCAATGTGTTCAACACTGCGCCCTAACTCCTGCGCCTGCTTGCCTGCTGTCTGTCTGGTTTCATCCTACCCAGTGGCCTGAGATGTTTATTGTCAAAGCA